GATGATAAAGCCAGATCATCGCAGAGATCCCTCACTAACCGGGGCTGATTTCTTTCTTTCTCCGATTACAGGCCAATCCTTATCTGTGATGCCTATCACAGTGTGGGCGACCTGACGCCAGAGGTCTCGCTTCATCTTGATGAAGCCACCCCCCACCCGCTTTGAATAATGGACGTAGATCCAATCCTTCTTCTGAGTGATGCGGATCTTCTCATCGAACTCTGAATCATATATGTCAATCATACTTACTCACTCTGGATCAGGCAGGAAAAAGAACATCGGCCAGAACATCATGGACAATAATACCTTCCAGAAGGAAGGGCTCGGAATGTCGATACAGATGACGGTTACGGAACCCATCCCGATCCCGAAATAGAGGCCAATAAAGAACAGTGTCATTTGAGTATCTCATCAATTATCCCATCAATCATGGCATGCCAGATATCTTCGGCCTCATATCCGGTCACATAATAGGTTTCATCCTCACTCAAGAGGCTGCGTTTGATGGGAACCTTGTTCGCGGCTAGCTTCACCTCTCGGGTCGGGTTCCGTAGGGCCGCAACAGCGGCGAGCGCCTCTATCTCGTATGCCTTCCATGAACCAGACCCACGACTAGCAGCAATCGCTATCGCCACTCGCTTAAGCATCTCGCTCATGGTTAGCCCGAGGGATAGAGTTGCTTGTAAAGCCGTCCATTGAGATCTTGATGCATCTTGATCTCTTCGAGGCAGGCTTGCAGGAGTATGGTCCACGATTTAGCGTAGCCCCCCTCGTCTACGGCCTTTTGGAACCAGTCTGGATAGTTCCTTGCATCCATTGCCTTGGTCCTGTCGCTAAGGACGAAAAGGACGTCTTTAATGGCCTGCTTCGTATTCTGCATCAGTTGGCTCCGCTCTTGAAATTAGTCTTATGCTCCCCACACCACCATGTCCTGATATCGTTAATGGGTGGATAAAGTGTCAAAACCTTGCCTTGGAACTCATAGATCCTCGGTGGATAACGGCGACATATGAACGATTCTGAGTCCAATTCGTGGCAGAACCGGCAGGTCGCACAACTGAGTTGTTCCATCTTCATGAGTTGAAGATATCGTAAAGGACCGTCAGGAATGCGATCACAAATGCGAGAGCCACATAGATCTCCACTCTAATTAGTTGTTCGGTCAGGCTCACAGCACTTCCCACACGGCGTATAGCCCATGTAGGGGCCGCCATGAATGCAGCTCCCCTTCTGGGGGCCGGATACCCTCATCCAGCACTTGCACCCCACCAGACAAGTCCACGGCACCACCCAGCATTCGTGATCCTCATCCCATGAGGCATCATACCTCGGCTTGGGATGATGCTTCACACCCCAACCTTCCGCCAAAGTCGATTGCTTTTCACGACCCAATAACGTGTATATCCCGGTGGGATCCTGAAGCCCAATCTACCTCCTACATCAGTTCCAAGGATGGCCTGCTGGGCAGCATTGGCTTGTTGGGCATTCGGGTTTTGGTGGTTATGACCGGGGTCGATGATGATCTGGCCTTGGACTGCCGGATGGGTGGGAGAGATTCCGAGTTCTTTTTCGGTCGCCAATCGCCATCCGCCTAGAACATTCGAGTCGGCGACCCACCAAACATTCAGCCCATCCTTTCCAGCCGAACAATGTAAAGATCCATCCGGTGCCCCGTGGCTTGGCGGCAGGTTGATCGGCGGTGAATAATTCGTTCTATCATATCCGTTCATCAACTCTGGTTCTTGCTCATTCAACTTCTTAACATTGTCGTTGATGGCTTTGAAATCATTGACAATACTCATGTGATCCGGTCTCCTCTGCGGTAATTGTGGCTGGCTTTCTTTCCCAGCAGGCGGGGCAGATGCTTGGGTGCGAGGCCAAAGCCGGGCCGGATGCTTCTCACATTAGCCTCAGTAAAGGTCTCGCCCTTCTCGATATCAGCGACCGCATAGAGCGAACGCCTCAATTGTCGGGTTGGATTGGACAATTGTTCCCTGATCTGAAGCGCCTCATGGGTCATCTGAACCAGCTTGACCATGCTCTTGAAGGATTCAGGATCGAGGCTGAACTCCTTGTCCTCGGTATCCGACAGGCCCTCCGGCTTCATGTGCTTCTCGATAATGGCCACCCCCATAGCGGTTCCACCGACCGGAACTACCAGATTACCGGGCGTATGATCCGACACCCCGATGGGAACACCGGGTAACAATTCCCTGAGCTTCACGATACTTTGAAGCGAGGACCATTCCACCGTCTGAGGATACTCAGAGGTGCAATGCAGGAAGGCTACAGGTTTTCCTCCACACGCCTCATAAGCTGAACGGATTTCTTCACGACTTGCCATGCCCGTTGAAATGATTGTGGGTTTTCCTCTTCGAGTTGCGTAAGCAATAAGAGGAGTATCCGTGATTTCCATGGATGCGATTTTGAAAGCGGGGCAACCAAGTCGGTCAAGCATGTCAACGGATGATAGGTCGAATACAGAAGCGAAGGCAGTAATTCCGACTTTCTTGGCCTGCTTGAAGATCTTCGGGAACCATTCGAACGGCGTGTACGTCTTTTTGTAGAGTTCATAAAGGGTTCTCCCCTTCCACAGCCCATCCTGAATAATGAAGTCGGGCTTATTACAATCCAGCGTGATCGTATCCGGCGTATAGGCTTGGAACTTGACGGCATCCGCGCCAGCCCATTTCGCGGCCTCAATCAATGCCAAAGCCGTGGCGAGGTCGCCGTCGTGATTACAACTACACTCACAAATGACGTAGGGCTTCAAAAAGTTGTCAATGTCCCTGTCGGCTATCCTCATGGTCACAATCTTTTCGATTCATCATCAATGATCTGCCGCATTGCAGCTAGATGCTGGGTCTTGGGATCGTAGGCGCATATCTCGAATGTGAACAGGCTGCGGTCCTCAAGGTAAACGGTATTTGGAAAGGAACTATCGTGACCGATCCCCAGAATCCGATGCAACGGCCGGGAATACCCCTCCCGAAACGGCACACCACGCGCCTGCACCGCTTCGATAAAGCGCTTGCGCCGAATCCCCGCATCGCTCCCGAGAATTTGACCAGCCCACATATAGTAGACGTGTTGACTATCCGGGCGAAGTCGTGGCGTATGAATGCAATCAATGTGTTCAAACATCGACGTGATCTCCTCCGCAAGGCGAATCCGGCCCTGCACAAGCTGATGACCACGCTGAAGTTGGGCACACGCAATGCCCGCGATTGGTTCCGTCATTCGTAGATTGAGCCCCAGATGCGGGTCGCTGCCCATCAATTCTCCGTGATTGATGGCACAATCAATCTTGTGAGCGAGTTGAGGGTCGTCGGTGACGATGACCCCACCCTCGCCGGTCTGGAGATGCTTATGAACATTAAGACTAAATACACCGATGTGCCCGATGGTACCCGTATATTTACCATTGAGGGTCGCAAATGGTGCCTGCGCATTATCTTCGATGAGGATGATGTGGTTGATATCACAAAGCTTCCTCAGGTAATGGAGATCTGCCGGGCAGCCGAACAGATTAGTCACGATGATAGCCTTGGGCCACTGATTGGGCACAGGCGAGCCCCCAGCTTGGTGCCATAGCAGGCAGAAGTGGTCATCAACGTCGAGAAGCGTGACCTTAGCTCCCAAGATCAGGGCACAGGTCGCCGACGCCGACATGGTATAATCTGAGACCCAGACCTCATCGCCAGCCTTGATTCCGGCTGCCATGCAGGCCGCCAGAAGCCCTGAGGTCGCGGAATTGCAGGGAATGGAATAGCGGATGTTGAAAGCAGCCGACCATTCGGCGCTGAGCCGTTCACACCAATAGCCAGCCTTCCTGTTCCCGCCGATATAGCCGGACAAGGAGTTCTTCAAGGCGTTGTAGGAATGGCGCTTTTCAATCTTGCCGATGGTGTAGTATCTGGGTAGGGGTCCGAGCCTTACAGCCTTTTCAGCCACCCGCTTATTTGCCGGTCGTTCCAATTGATCTTGGCCAGAATGTATTTTGCCTTTCTTGGCGACGTCTCCACCGCTAATTTTAGTAGCTGCATCCATAGGACGTTATTCCTTGCTCGGGCCTTGGTGATATGCTTGATGAGTTCCGTTGGGCTTTTCTTAGGCATCAACCATGGCCTTCAATTGTTGGCGGGTTAGGAACTGGTCATTGGTGTTGGAAGCGTAGGCGGCACCTCCTCTGGACGCTCGGCCGGTCGGGCAGATGGTGAAATAACCCCCGCGATCCACGGTATAGGGGCGCTCATCCTCGCTAATCAGGACTTCGTGAAGCTTTTCACCCGGACGAATTCCGGATGTGTGCCAACGCGGCGTGATTGATTCGGCCAAGTCTACAATATTCATCGACGGAATCTTGGGAACAAATATCTCTCTTCCACTCATTTTTCCGTGAGCAAGGTTAACGAGGGCGATAGCCTCTTCCATTTTGATCCAGAATCTGGTCATTCTGGTATCCGTAATCGGTAACGAGCCACCTTCGGCTGCAATCGTCTTGAAGAGAGGAAGGACGGAACCTTGACTCCCAACCACATTGCCATAGCGGACGACGCTGAACAAAGTCTTACCAGCCGCCAAGTTATTCGCAGCAATGAATATTTTTTCGGCACAGAGTTTCGTGGCGCCGTAGAGATTGATCGGATTAACAGCCTTGTCGGTGGAGAGCGCTATGACTTTTTTAACGCCGATAGTGATGGCTGCGAGAACCACATTTTCGGCCCCGCCTATATTAGTGGAGACACATTCTGTTGGGTTGTATTCGGCGATAGGGACGACTTTTAACGCCGCAGCATGAACCACAGTGTCAATACCCCGCATAGCCATAGAAAGGCGATCTTTGTCCCTAACGTCGCCAATAAAATAACGGACACGACCATTCCCAAAACTGCGGGCCATCTGCTCTTGGGCATGTTCGCCTCTGCTGTAAATCACAATGCGTTCGGCATCTGTGGTTAGTAAGTGCCGTGTGAATGCCTGCCCAAAGCTGCCTGAGCCGCCCGTTATTAGTACCGATTTCATATTGCCTCTTAATAAACCTTCCGCAACGGACTCACGATAGCGCACTCTTCATCTATCAGATCCTTCACACTGTCATTATCAATGGCGCATTTAATTGTGGAAAACGTCTCCTCATATGCGGAGAAAATGCGCTTCAACTGTGGTTCACGGATCGACCATGACACGTTGTTGGACCCGATAATCAGCACCCCATTCTGGATCATGCATTGCATGAATAGGGTGCGAAGCTGGTTGGAGGTCGTGTTACCTATGTCGTTGAATGTCACAATCTTTTTTGGAAACTCTGAACTGATATTCACAACTTCATTGAGGCCGTACTTATCCCTCAGGTTCTGGAGGTGGAGGTCAATCTCGGCCCCTACCCTCCAGAGGTGCTGGATCACATTCTCCCGCTGCATCTTCTTGATGGTCGCAAGGGAGGCCGCCAGAGAAAGGGTTTCCCCGAACATGGTTCCGGAATAAAAAATGTTCTCCGGCGGCGCAAAAACCTTCATCACCTCTTCTCTTCCCACCACAGCGCTGAGGGGCATCCCATTCGCCATGGCCTTTCCAAATGTGGAAAGATCGGGAGTTACGTTATAAAATTTCTGAGCCCCGCCCATAGCCCAGCGGAACCCGGTAATCACCTCGTCAAAGATTAGAACGATTCCATACTTGGAACAGATGGTACGTAAATAACGTAGGTACTCGGCGTCACCCTCCGGTTCACAGATAACAGCAGCAATAGTCCTATGGTTTTCAAGGAGATAGTCATGCATCCGCTCGGCATCGCCGTAAGGCAGCCGCATGCTATAAGATCCGATCCCTTTGGGGATGCCACGGTTCCGGTCGGTCGTACACATGGACCAATCGGCCCAGCCATGATAACCGGTCAGAACCACGTCCTGACGTTTGGTATAGGCTCTTGCTGCCCGGATTGCTGCGGTGGTGACGTCAGTGCCGCCCTTGCCGAACTTGACCATCTCGGCAGAGGGAATGATCTGGCAGAGGTTCTCGGCCAGTTCATATTCCAGCTTGGAGGAAAGGCTGAAGCTGATGCCGTTGTCTAGCTGGTCGCGGACGGCCTGATCCACATCAGGATCACGATAGCCAAGGACAACAGGCAGAATGGCGTTAACCAGATCAACGTAATCATTACCGTCAAGATCGAACACACGAGCGCCATCACCGTGCGTAAGGTATAGCGGACTATTCCCCGGAGGGAACTGAAGGTAGCTCTTGCTAAAAGTTTGAGCGCCAATCGGGATACGTCGAGTCGCAGTCTTAAACCAGTCTTGAGACCGTTTAAACGACCGATCAGGGAGCGCTTCGGTGTGGATGGCGTCAAAGAACCGTTCATTCCTAATTCCCGCCTTGTTAAGGTCGCGGAAATTGGGAAAGATATCAAGGACCTTTAATATCTTGAGATAGGTTGGCTGCCCATCATATGAGGGATCGCTCTCAAGGACTTCGGCGACGTTTCCGCAAAAGTCGAGGTCCTCTCTTGTATCGAGGACCCAGCGTTCATTCTGTAGGCCGGGGAGGGGACAGGTAAGATTTGCAGCAGGGAACCGGTCACGATTGCGAGTAATGAATTGAGTAACGCAATCACGGTCAGAAGGACGAACAGCCTCTTTATATGCAGCAAAGAGAGAATCGAAAGTGAAGCACTCAACGTCCAAGCCATCAGGATAAGTGGGAGGGTCAATATTAGAGGCATACGCAACATCCTTAGCATCACGGAGTCGGATCACTTCCGACACCACGTTGCTATCCAAAAATGGGCAGTCGCAAGTCAACCGCAGGACGATCTGTGCCCCATAGGCTAAGGCACATTGGTAATAGCGCTCTAAGACGTCGCTCTCAGAACCCCGGTAGCAGTTCATGTTACTCACTGCACAGAACTTTGCAATCACATCGTCGGCCGGAAGTGTCGACGTGGCTATCACAACTTCGTCAACACCCTGTGCCCTTTTCAAGGCATCATAGGTCCACTTCAGTACCGGTTTGCCTTTGAGGTAAAACATCACCTTTCCGGGAAGCCGGGTTGAACCCATACGGGCTTGGGCAATGGCAATTGTCCTTAGCTTATTCATAGCGGTGGCAACCCTTTGCTTCCTCAACGATTTCTACCACCTGAAGGGCTTCCTCAGCGGTGCAGCCGATGGTCTCTTTGCCATCGAGTCGCTCCAAGAAGGCTTCCGCTTCTGTAATATAATTGCTGTCAAAGGTATCCCGACCGAAGTGCTGATGGACTACGCCACCATTGTTGTCGATCAGGGTGGCTCTCCGAGAGACTAAATCTGAATCTATAGTTCCCCGTTCCCCGACGATTACAAAGCCACGACGCTCAGGGCGAGCGAGGTAATCGAGATGAACAGTGCTATAACAGCCATTATTGTCATGGCGAAGTAGAACGTCAGCCAGATCTTCAGGGTTAAGGTGCAGATGCGCCCCCATGACACGGGCCATTCCAAGAAGATAAAGAGCAAGGTCAAGTTCATGGCTCCAATTAAGGAGTACGCCATCACGAAGATACGCAGGCTTATCGTTGTATTGGCCACAGGTGAACCTCGCCCATAATGGCTTGCCAATCAGACCAGCGCCCAACCAGTCACGAGTCTTTCGAACGCAGGAATGAAACCGTAGGTTATATCCTACCATCTTGACGTAAGGCATAAGTTCCTTACGGACGAAACTTGTCTCGCAGATCGGCTTCTCCACAAGCATAGGCTTCTTGTGGTTGGAACAATCAATTATGTCTTCGTAATGCCTTATTGTTGGCGTAGCGATGACAACAACATCTGATCCTCCAAGGATCGAATTGCGATAATCGCCAGTATGAGTCGCTGGATCATAGCCACGTACAGGGCACCCAAGGCTCATGAAGTTCTTGGCATGCCTCGTGCCAATGCTGCCCATTCCGAGAATACCGACACTAGGCTTTGCCATTGACGCCTCGGTACAGGTCGCCCATGTCTTCAACGTGGGTCACATCGGTATCCCAGCCCCGTGGCAGCAACCGAAAGAACGGATCGAGATCTTTGACGCGATGATAGGTTCCAACATGTTCGTAGGCGGCTGGGGGAACAATGTCGTTAGAGAGGATGCGAATCCAGTTCCGTTTGAATAAACCGCTGGCGGCCACCATCAGATCGTCATAGGTGGACTTCAATGTCTTGGTGGGCCTGAAATCGAACTCGGCCACAATGTGGCGGCAAAGAACCTGTCCGCCGTCGAGAGAGTCTGTCATCTTGTGGATCGAGACGCCCTTGGGGGTCTTGTCCCACCACGACCAGAAGTTCGGATGGGCGCCTTTGTTGAAAGGCAACAAGGAGTTATGAAGGTTGATGACTCGTCCTTCAAACTTCTTGAGTACGGCGGCTGGCACGATCTTGCGATAGCCAAAGGAGATAACCCAATCGACGTTCTTGGGCCAGTCAGAGACTTCCAGATCAGGCATTCTGACAACGGGGTCGCAGCCACTGGCTACGACCGTATCTTCGATGAGGTCTGGGGAACCGGATAGGATCAGGACTCGCATAGGGAACCCCAGCCATGTTTTTGGAGGATGGTGATAGCAGTGCCCTCACCGGTCTTGGCCTTTGTAATCTTCCTGTAGCCGGGATTAGCCAGCCACAGAGAAGGGTAATCCATCTTGTAGGAGTAGATTCCCTTCCTGTGCTTGTAGGTCGAGACCTGAGGATACTCAGGATCGAAGTCGTGGATAGCGAGGTAACCACCGTCTTTAAGGTGCCAGTCGAATTGGTAGACAAGATAGAACAGATCTTGTCTATCCATTAGATAGAGACAGAACCCGAAGACGATAAGGTCGAAACTCGACCGATCCGTTATTCCCTTCGCGTCCGTGCATATGAGTTCAATTTCCGGATATTTGAGTTTGCCTTCGGCGATGGCGTCCGAGGAAGGATCGACCCCAACGCATCGTCCTCCATAGTATTGATAGAGTTCGTGAAGGTATCGGCCATCTCCACAGCCAATCTCAAGAATAGCATTTGGCCGGAAGCCAATGCTAAGTATGGCGTTAACAACGCTTGCGTTAAGTTCTGCATTGCGGTTTCGTTCATGATAGCGGTCTCCTTCTCCTGCTAGAAAGACTTCAGCTTGGCTCATTAAACTTTCCCCAATGGACCAGATCAGTGAACCCCTCGCCAAAAACAAAGTGTTTATCTTGGCGGCCTTCTTCGACCATCCCGTAGTGCTGGCAGATACCCATCATCCTATAGTTGATGGACATGCAGCCCGCTTCTATTTTTCGCACCCCTTCCCGGAATAATTCATCACAAAAACTTGACCAAGCTTCCTGCCCATAGCCATGACCCCATTGGCTTTTCTCGCCAAGCATGATGCCGATGTTGGCAATAGAGTTGGGCTTGTCGAATGTGGCCGTCATCGTCCCAATCAAAAGCTTGCCGAGATAAATCCCGACATAGCGATTGCCATGAACGATAGAATTGAAGTAGTTAACTTGGCTTTGGATATTGTGGGTTCGGTGGCGTTGCTCGGAAAACCGAACAACGTCCGGATGATTCAACCAGCCCACAATGGTCCGTAGGGTCTCTTCCTCGTATACGAGGTTATGCAGATCTAGCCTTTTTGTTTTTAGGGGTAACGGCACTCATCACCTCCACCATCTCGGCTTCGTTTCGGAGATGTTGTTCTAGTTTTAAAAGATGCTCACAGACCAGCAGAAGACCCTCTGCCTCTGTGCTATAGCCGCCAAGCTTCCTGCGCTTGACGACCTCCTCCATCATTTGAGATTCAAGCTGTTGTAATTGTTCTAGTTTCATTTTACTCTCAATTCTTCGTTACGAGGGTTATATGCACACTATTGTCCTTAAGGCTGCCGCCGAAATCGCAAAGCGTATGGAGAAGGTTCGCGCCGAAAGCAGACTTATAGAATTTGCCGAGTATGTTTGGCCCGTAGTCGAGCCCGCTATCCCCTTTATAAGAGGTTGGGCTATAGAAGCCATTGCGGAGCACCTCGAAGCTGTCACCCACGGCCATATCAAACGTCTCCTCATCAATGTTCCACCCGGCTTCACGAAGTCGTTAATGACTGACGTGTTCTGGCCAGCGTGGGAGTGGGGTCCCCGAAATATGCCGTGGACCAGATATGTTTGCGCTTCTTACTCGAATCACTTGACGGAACGCGATAATATGCGTTGTCGCAACATTGTCATTAGCGACCGGTATCAAAAGCTGTGGGGAAATCGGTTCCACATTAGTAACGAACAATTTACCAAAATCAAGTTCGCCAACGACAAGACTGGTTGGAAGCTCGCTACCTCCGTTAGTGGTATCGGGGTGGGTGAACGCGGCGACAGGTTCATCATTGACGACCCCAACAACACAATGGAGATGGAGTCGGAACAGGTTCGATACACAACGAACATGTGGTTTACGGAAGTCGTTCCAGACCGTCTCAATAACCCCCAAGAATCCGCAATTGTTATTATTCAACAAAGACTTCACGAGGACGACGTATCCGGTGTCGCCGTCTCTCGTGAGATGGGTTACACCCACCTTATGATACCGATGCGGCATGATCCTGCCCGTCATTGTGTTACGGTCTTAGGAACAGAGGAACTCGCTAACCCGGAGACTGGAGAGATTCAAGAGGTCGAGAATATCTGGGAGGACCCCAGAGAAGAGGACGGAGAACTAGCATGGCCCGAGCGGTTCACTGATCAAGTTTGCGTGAATATGGAACGAGATAAGGGTCCGTATGCGTGGGCTGGTCAGTATCAGCAGTATCCGGTTCCTCGTGGTGGTGCCATTATTAAGGAGGAATATTGGCAGCTTTGGGACACGGATAAGATGCCAAGGCTTCCGCCATTCGAATTCGTCGTAGCTTCCTTGGACCCGGCCTTTACGGAGAAGGATGAGAACGATCCCTCGGCCCTCACGGTATGGGGGATATGGCGGGAAGAATCGGAACTAATAGAACCGGTTCCGGACCTCAGGGGTCGCCACAAGCTGTTTATCGAAAATAAGCCCATGATTGACCACCCCAAGATCATGTTGCTCTATGCATGGGAGGAGCGGCTCCAATTCACGGACTTGTTACAGAAGGTGATGGATACCTGTATCCCTCAGGAGGGGGCGACATGGCCCACATTCCCTGTGGATAGATTGTTAATCGAGGCCAAGGGCAGCGGCCAGTCAGTCGGGCAGGAACTCAGTCGGCTGCTCCGGGGAACCGGAAGGCTGTCGGTGGAACAAGTCGACCCCAAGAAGTATGGCGACAAGTGGGCACGGGTGAACTCGATTGAACATTTGTTCCGGGACGGAATGGTCTATGCGCCGGATAGAAGTTGGGCCGATAAGGTGATTCGCCAGTGCGGTATCTTCCCCAAAGGTAGCCATGACGATCTGGTAGACAGTACCTCTCAAGCGCTTAGGTGGTTGAGAGATATGGGCTTTGCCCTACGTAAGGAAGAGTATAGAGTGGCATCAGATGACGAAATGGCATATGATCGTCGGAACTTGTCCCAGCCTCTATACTGGTCGTAACTAATATATGGCTCGAAAATCGAATAGCATGGGATTGTCGGACCCCTATCCGACCCCAGACCGGCCCAGACTGCGGCTGGTCGAGAGTCCGTCAAAAGAAGAAACAGTGAACATAACCGTCGAGCATGGGATGCTTCGCATCGACAATGCTGATGGAACCACGACTTTTGATACGAACCCGGAAGCTATTCGTGCTCATACCACTGTTAAGCGGGATACCAGTTTCGAAGCCAACCTTGCCCTTGAAATATCCGAGGATGAACTCGGTAAGATTGCTTCGGAACTTCTGGCTGGTGTCGAGCGCGACATATTGTCGCGGAATGAGTGGATGGAAACAAGGGCTCTCGGTATTGAATTACTTGGGCTCAAGCTTGAAAAGCCTCGTACCGACCTTGGTGGATCGTCTGCCCCCTTGGAGGGTATGTCCACGGTGCGGCACCCCCTCCTGCTTGACGCCACAGTGTCATTCCAAGCCACGGCCCGAGCGGAGCTATTACCTGCGGCAGGTCCGGTTAAGGTCCGGAATGACTCACCGATTGTGCCGAGGTATGTCCTTGCATCGCCCAATGCGGCGGACCCCGACAATCCATATCCCACCCTTCCTCCCCCTCAACTTGCAGCCAGTAGCGACGAACTCGCTCAAGCGCTGGAACAGGGACTCAACCATTATCTATTAACCGGGACCAACTATGTGGCCGATACTGACCGCATGTTGTTCTATGTTGGTTTCGGTGGTGACGGATTTAAGAAAGTTTTTAACTGTCCACTAAAGCGTAAGGCTGTTTCAGAGAGCGTTGATGCAGAAGATCTAATCGTATCGGACTCGGCCACCGATCTCCAGAACTGTGGCCGTATCACCCATCGTATCAGGATGCGCAAGTCGGTCCTGAAGCGGATGCAGATCGAAGAGGTTTACCGTGATGTGGACCTCGCGGCTCCCGTCCAGTTCCCTCAAACGGCGGTTGATAAAAAGAAAAATGAAGTTGCAGGCTTCAATCCGAATGCGCAGAAACCTGAAGACCGCGACTATGAAGTCTACGAAATCTACACAGAGTTAGACCTCGATGAATTCGCCCCTGAGAAGTTCAAGGGCAAAGGGTTACCCCTTCCCTATCGTGTCACAATTGAAAAGGGTTCTCGCCAGATTCTTGACATTAGAAGGAACTGGAAGAAGGACGACAAGGACTGCCGCGCCAAAGAATACTTTGTGCAATTCCCAATGGTCCGTGGATTGGGCTTTTATGGGCTTGGCTATGTCCACCTTCTCGGTAATATAACGATTGCATTAACAGCATCGACCCGACTCCAACTCGACAACGGGATGTTCGCGAACTTCCCCGGCTTCTTGTATGCAAAGGGGATTGGTCGGCAACTCTCTAACCAGTTCCGGGTGCCTCCGGGTGGGGGTGTTGGACTTGAAATCGGATCACAGGATGATATCCGCAAATCGGTCATGCCGCTGCCGTACAAAGAGACGGGTCCGTCCTTTACGGCCTTCATCCAACATCTGGAGGAAATTGGACGAAAGCTTGGACAGACAGCAAACATCAACGTCGGCGAAGGCAAACAGGACGCTCCTGTTGGAACTACTCTTGCACTCATCGAACAAGCGACCAAGGTCATGGATTCGGCTCACAAGCGTCTCCATGCCTCGCAGGCGAAGGAATTTGAACTCCTAGTCGAACGTCTCCGGGAAGATCCCGGTGCGTTCATCCGGCATTGCAAAGGCTTCAAGAAGTGGGAGAAAGACCAGTTCCTTCAAGCACTTAATGACTATCACATTGTTCCGGTGGCCGATCCCAACAACCCAACCAGTCTGCACCGCATGGCCAAGGCTATGGCTATCAAGGAGCTTCAGAAGGCTAACCCAGATCTTTACGATCCGGTTGGGGTGGATATGCATGTCATGCAAATTGCGGACATTAATCCGCAAGGATTGTTTCGTCAGGCTCCTGCTACTCCTGCTCCTGATCCACGCATGGTGGCGATACAGCAGAAGTCAATGCAGGCAGAAAAGCAGGCTGAGATTCAGTTGCTTGAGACGAAGATCAAGGCCGCCAGCGAAGCCATGAAGATACAGGATGCGGCGCAGGAGCGGGTCAGCCGTGAGAAGATTGAGCAGATGAAACTTCTGCTTCAGGACAAGAAGCTGGAGGGTGAGCGTATTATACACACGCAGCAGGCCCAAACGGATCTGGTTCAGGCTCATCACAAGATGCAGATGGATCAGGCATCCAAGCAGCAAGAGATGCAGATGGACATGCTGGCTCGGGCTCATGATGTCCATGCCAAGCATCAGGAAAACCAAGCGAATCTGTATACGGAAGCCATGAAGCAGAAGGGGCAGTTTGCCCTAGAGCAGCAGAAAGGCAACCAACAGATTCAGATGGAGAACCAGAAGCACCGCTCTCAGTTAGCGCGGGAGGCGGCGCAGCATGCCCAAGAGATGCAGCACCAGAGGGAACGGCATCAGGTCGAACTTGAGGCGGCCAAGAAAATGGGAGACGCTGCTGCGAAAGCGCATGGTCCGTCTGAAGAGGCGAAAACTGAAAGAGAAGATGAGGCTCATGAGCAGCAGCTAGATCATAACGATCAAGAAATGCAAATGAAGAAAGAAAAACATAAGGTAGAACTTTCTACCAGCAAGAAGCTGGCTCAGGCCAAGGTGACAGCTAGTAAGAAAGCTGTTACAAAGAAACCCAAGAGGGACGAGGACTAATGGCACATCATCATCACGGCGACGTTAAGAAATCTCGGTTTACCAAGATGCAAAAGATTGTTGGTCATGCCGACCATTATAAATGGCCGGGTGATAAGGCTGCTGATATGGCCTATTACCAGAACCAAGATCTTGATCCCCTAACCCTCCCGGCACGGGAGAGCATTGGTCCCATCCCTGCCGGTAAGCCTGCCGGTAGTCAAGCTGGAAAGAAGTAAGATGGCGCATCCCTATAAGCATGTTGGCAAGTCGCATCCCTTCAGTACTGATAGGGTCCACAAGCTGTTTGGTCATGAGCACCAGAAGAAGGGTGAGACGGCCACTTATGCTACTGGCGGTGGCGTGACTCCCAAGACGTCTAAGCATCATGGCCCTCAATACGAAGGCAAGCATAGCAAGATTACGAAAGAAGCCAAAATGGCTTGTGGCGGTAAGTCCATGAAACGTATGGACAAATACGCCCGTGGTGGTAAAGTAAAGAAGGGCGGTAAGGGCCACCACACGAAGATTAACATAGTGGTCGCCCCGAGTGGTGGTCCCGGTGGACCTCCCCCAGCGGGACCAATGGCGGGTAGTCCCCCGCCACTTATGCCGCCCAAGGCGCCAATGGCGCCGCCCCCTTCGCCTATGGCTGGAGGTATGCCGGGCTTAGGGGGTCCTCCGATGGGTAAGCCGCCGATGGGTGGTCCCGGCGGAATGAAACGAGGTGGGGCTGTGAAGAAGGACGGAAAGTATATTAGCGGGATTGCCAATCCAGAGAACCTTGCCAAGTGGAGTAAGCGCACCTCCGAGAACACTCGCTATGCTCGGGGTGGTCCGGTCTCGATTCTGAATGCCAAGACTGGCGGCCAGAATAGCGGCAGCGGCACCTTGGCCCAGTATAAGTATTATAAGAAGCATAGAGGCGACAGGTAATTGGCCTCGACGTTCTTTCAGATCGTGGTGACGGCTTGGCTGGCCGTCATCAGCCCTTATAGCACCAAGAAGATCCATCCGACCCGACCGGTGACGTTTACTTTTCCACAATTATATTCTTACGAAGAGTGTGCTGATAAAGCAGAACAGTTTATGAGTACATATCGACCCGCCGGTAAGGCTGAGGTCGTTTGTGTTCCAACTGATAAAAGAGAAATCTAATGCCGATTAAAGGTCAGAGTAAGAAAGAAATAGTTCATACTGAGATGCACAAATTCAAAAACGGACAGCTTCATAGCGGCTCCAAGACGGGTCCGTTGGTGAAGTCTCGCAAGCAGGCCGTTGCCATTGCGCTGTCCGAAAGCGGACAATCCAAGAAGAAAAAATAAGCCATGATCGTCAAGTCGAGATTTCATTCCCGCTTAGAGGTATTAGTTGAAGCGGAGATCGAGAAGCGCAAGGAAGCCCTGTCCACAGGATATGATAACTTCAACCGGTATTGGCATTGTGTAGGACAGATTGAAGGGTTAAGGGGGGCTCTCGCCCTCTGTGAAGACTTAGAAAGAGAAGATCAATGAGCCATGTAAAGCTAAATCGTAAAGCAATTGAAGAGGTTAGCCAGATACCTGAGCTTGCCGAGCGCAAGGCGGCGATTCGGGCCAAGGTGGGGGACCTCTCCGGAATCGACGTGATGTATAACATGGTCTTGATCGCCACCTATATTCGACCGGCCAAGACCAAGGGTGGAATCATTCTCACGGGGAATACGCTCGAAGAGGATGTATGGCAAGGCAAGACCGGTCTTGTTCTGAAGATGGGGAAGGATGCTTTCCGAGATGATGGGGAGTTCTCCTTTAATGGTCAAGCCGCCGACATTAACGAGTGGGTGGTATTCAAGATTGGTGATGCGTGGCAGTTGACGGTCGGGGATTGGCCCTGCCGTTTGGTGAGGGACTCCTCGATCCGCATGAAGGTCAAGGACCCTGCGATTATTGATAAGGATTAAGAATGCCTAAATTGAGACCTATTCGAGGCCGTCAGGCCGCAGCCCAAGTGGTTGAAAGAGACCCTGTTGAGGGCGAACCTCTAGAGACCAATACCGAGAAGGTTGAGGCTCAAGAAGATCCAGCGGCTTCACTTAAAGCCGAACTCGAAACCCTCAGAAAAGCCAATGAGACCTATCGCACCCAGATAGAGCAGGAGCGTCAGGCCAAGCTTGACGCCATCAAGCAGGCTCAGGAACGCGATCTTGAAGTCAATAAGCTTCAAGAACGGTCCATGACAAGCCAGCAGGAGACGCTCAGTGCGGCCCTTGCTGCCGCTCAGGGCGAGGCTGAGACGGCCCAAAGGGACATTGAGATGGCCACCCAGCTTGGGGATGGCAAGGCTCAGGCTGAGGCTTATCGCCGCTTGGCGCGGGCTGAGACTAAGATCCTGACGCTGGAACAGGGCAAGGAAGCTATCGAGCGTGAAATCAAGGAGCGTCCGAAGTACGAACCTAAGCCTCAACAGCAAGATGCCCTTGATAGTACCGCACTTCCTCCACTGGCCAAGACGTGGCTGCGGGAACATCCAGAGTATCTCCACAATCCAGAAAAGAACGCTGAGATTCAGTATCTTCACTGGAAGGTGGTAGCCGAGGGCCTCCAGCCCTATTCGCAGCCCTACTTCGAAAGGATGGAGGAAAGGCTTGGAATGCGTGGTAGTCTGGAGCCTGAGGATGACGAGGAGTTGGAAGTGAGCGAAGAGGAAAAGCCTACCCAGACTCGGAAGATCGCTTACAGCGCCCCTCCGTCTCGGGAGGTGCCCAAGGCCAGTGGCCAGCGAGATACCGGCCGTATTACCCTCACCGCAGCCCAGAAGGAGGCCGCAAAGATTGCTGGCGTCTCTGAGGCTGATTATGCCGTGCAGCTTATGAAGCTGCGGGAAGAGAAGAAGCTTGGTAACTATGGAGGTCAACCGTAATGAAAGCCAAGAGTAACCCCGGTATTGATCGGGAAGAGAAGCGTCCTGATTCCCGATGGACCATGAAGGCCCGTCAGAACTGGGATGATATTGATCCGGATATGGTGGAAGACCATCCGGATAAGATGCATGTACCGCAGCATATGATCCCAGAGGGGATGGATATGCGTTGGGTTACAGATACCGTTCTGGGTAAACCCTTCGCCGAATGGCGGGCTTCAGCCGAGAAGACGGGCTGGACTCCAGTTCACCCTGAAGACTTTGATGGCCGCTTTGATGGGGTTTTCACTCCTAAAGGGGCCAAAGGAGAGATCAGGCTGGATGGTTCGTGCCTGATGGCAAGGCCATTGGAGCTTAGTATCCGGGCCAAGAACCGAGATCGTAGGGCTGCTTTGGAGCAGGTTGCCATTAAGGAGCAAGCACTTACGGGCGGGGAAATTAATACCTCACTTGACAGCCGCCACGAATCTGCATTAAGGTCCAATAAGATTCGAAAGTCTTACGAGAGGATTAACATCCCCGAGTAAGAAAAGTGGGTGGGTTGTTCGCCTTCACTCGGCATGACCCACCCGCACCATTCTAGCCTCCACGCGCTGTGGTGGCTTCACCCGGAATAGCTCTGGCGCTCAGAGTGAAGGCCGATTGGAGTCCACTATGACGTTTGTGGAGGCTTAATTTATGGCCAACACCTTTTCACCGTTTGGGTTTCGCCAGTTCGGCACCCTCGAAGGTAACGCCCCTACCTACGGCCTAACCCGCCGCTATCTCGCATCTAGCGACACCAATACGTACTTCACTGGTGACGTGGTGATGCTGTCTACGGCCATTCCCGGATACATCACTCTTCCGGCGTCTGGTGTGACAACTGGCAACCCGATCCTCGGCATCTTTAACGGCTGCGAGTACTACAGCGCTGCCGTTGGTCGTGTGGTGTGGTCCAGCTACTTCCCCGGCAACCTTGGCACATCGTCTTCTCCTTGTAACGCTTATGTTATTGAGGGTGAGGACAATCTGTTCTTGGTACAGAGCACCACGTCCGCTGTGCTGGGAACTTCGGTTACCGGGTGGAATATCGGCTTTACGTCCGGTCAGACTGGCTCCTCCCAGTCCGGTGGCAATACCACGACGGGCATTTCCAACATTGCCATCCTGTCGAGCGCCGTATCGGCGAACTCCAGCTATCCGTTCAGGATTGTGGAAACGTCCTCGAACTACCTTCCGCCCGGAGTCAACGGTGCAGATGGTACCACGGCGGGTTCGATCATGGTCGTGTCGTTCAACAACTCGCTCCGCCGGTCTCTGACCGCTGAGACCACCTAAGGAGTAGAATAGATGCCCGTAGCACTCTCACAAATCCGAGATCTACTCCTTCCGGGCCTTTGGGGTATCTCCGGAAAGTATGCCATGATCGAGCGGCAGTGGCCGCAGATCTTCAGGCAGACCAATTCCGAGATGGCCTTGGAACGTCGGGCCGCAATGCGTTATCTGGGCTATGCTCAGCTAAAGCAGGAAGGCGCCCCGACCTCCTTCGACAACTCTGCTGGTCAGCGCTTTGTCTACAACGCAGAGCACTTCGAGATTGGCCTTGGCTACGCGATTACTCGCAAGGCCATTGATGACAACCTCTACAAGGCAGAGTTCGGCCCCTCCAATGACGGTTTGATGGAATCGTTCAAGGAGACCGAGGAAATCTATGCTGCCAACGTCCTCAATACCGCAACGACCTATAACGCGGCGGTTGGTGGTGACGGTGTGTCGCTGATTAACTCGACTGGCCACCCGATTGACCCGCCCTATGGGTCGATTGCCAACCAGCCGTCTCCTGACGTTGATCTGAATGAGACCACTCTTCTGAATGCTCTCATTACGATCCGATCCAACTGGCGTGACAACGCTGGTCTGAAAATCCATGCTCGTGGGCGTAAGGTTATTATCCCCCCGAACTTGGAGCCCATTGCTCTGCGCCTGTTCAGGTCTGAGCTTCGTCCGGGCACCACGACCAACGACGTTAACGCGATCTTGGGCATGAATGATTCGCTCAAGGAAGGCTACATGGTGTTCGACTATCTGACGTCGAGCTACGCGTGGTTCATCCTGACCAATCATGACGGCCTGATCTTCTTTAACCGCAAGCCGTTCGAAATGGACATGTCTGTGGAGTTCACCACTGACAACTTGCTTGTTAAGGGCTATCAGCGTTATGTTCCCACCTACTACGACTGGCGTGCCATTTGGGGCACGTTCCCGTTGAGCTAAGGAGGGGCGTTGTGGAGCGCATATTTAATCTGTTGATGTCGATTCCCTTGACGAGCGTAAGTACTCCTTTTGCGATCAATCCTACGGTTGCTCAGGTTGCTACTTCCGGCGCCACCGAGAATGTTAACGACCTCAACTGGGCACTAGCGGCAGGAGGTTACTAACCAATGGCACAATATACTACGCTTGCATCTTCGGCCGGTACTGCCGCTCTCGTGCTGAACCCTCTGGCCAAATCCACCACGGTTGTTCTGACGGTGGGTACGGCTGGTTCGACAGGAGCGGTCCAATTGGATGTGTCGCTGGACGACCCGACGATTCTGGGTGGTCCAACGGCGACTTGGGCGCTTCTGAGTTCTGGTGCTGCGATGTTGTCGTCCAACATCTCGAACGGTCTTGTCTATACGGTCCTGTCGCCGGTTGCTCAGGTTCGTATCAACTCGACGGCCAACAACACGGCGAACACCTTCACGTTGAAGGCGCTTCAGTCGATCTCGAACTAAGAGGTTAACTAAATGGCTCATCGTCATAACGTCCAGAAGCACGCCAAGGGCGGCGGCGTTACTCCGAAGCGTGACTCTGACAAGCCAGAGTATAACGCACAGGGCTCCAAGGTCATGAAGGAAGCCCACGAGATGAAGCGTGGGGGCAAGGCTTCTGGCAAGAAGGGCAAGCATCGCCTCGACAAGAAGGCTCGTGGTGGCTCGGTGAAGGCCAGCAAGATCCATGAAGGCGCCGATATGAAGGGCTCTCCTTGGTCTGCGGCCCATACTGGCAATGGCGGCAACCCGGCTGAGGGTCCCAAGGCACATCTGCCCAAGGGTGTTCACGGGACTGGCAGCCCAAAATAACCGGCCCTGACGGTTACTCATCCGGCGGTGGGGTCGGTCACTGGATGCAGCACGCCGTGAAGCACAAGGGCGCTTTGCGGCAAGCTGCCCACCGGGCTGGAATGTCCACCCATGCCTTCGCTGAGAAGCACAAGAACTCCTCCGGCACTGTCGGCCGGAGGGCACGTCTAGCCCTGACGTTCGCCAAGTTCCGTCCGAAGTAGGCTGTACTAATGACATATTTTACGACCAGCCTTTCCTGTACGGCCAACTCCTCAACACCGGGGGCCTCTACTGTCTGTGCCTTGGATTGGCGCGGCGGAAGTCCGACGACCGTGGTTGTGACGGCTACGAACTCTGGTTCGTCTATCTTTTATAATATCCAGTATACTCTGGACGATGTGAACCTTGTCGGCGGGACTTCACTGGCCTATTGGCAGAACCTCAGCAGTGCTTGGGCTGATACCAGCGTTAACACCAGTTCAGGTTCGCTCTTTGCCTCCAGCAATCTTGACCCAGCCGCAGGTTTGACTGTCAGTCTGCTCAGTCCTATTGCTGCCGTGAGGCTCAATAGCACGGCTCTTACGGCTGGTCCTCTTGTAATGAAAGTCATCCAAGGTGAGGGCTGGTAAGTGAGTGATACCTCAGACAATGAAATCCTTCGGCAGGCTTATGAAAGCGATCAGTTTCAGCAACGCTGTTACCTGAGGTACCGTGTTGCTGCCATCGCTGTCTCTAATGAGTCAAGCTCGGTCACGAGCCATACCCAGAGGCTGGCTTTAGCGGGAGCCTTGTTCAATGGGACGGTACCCGGTCAGATGCTAGCTCAGGTGATTCTGGCTAGTTCCATCAATAGACTGGCCTGTTTGGCAGACCCCACCTTCCCCGGTGGCCAGTGTACGGATGCCAATATTGACAGCCAAGTGACCTCTACCTTTACCGGTATTGCAATCTCAAGGTCATGGTAAACGTCTCTTGGTTCAACGGTAAATCAACACAAACGGGGACGGTGGTTGGATTCGTTCCTGTTGCCGTGCCGTTGCCAAATGGCCAAGCGGCCGGACCTATGCTATTGTCTCATCCAATGGTAAACTGGTTCAGGTATATATTGATGCGCTGACCGTTACAAAGTAGGATCGCCGCATGGCAACCAATTTCTTAGAAGCCACAGGCGGTTCTACGGCAGGCTATTTCTCTGCGGTTACCACCCTTATGTCCACCGAGATCGTCAGTCTCGGTAGCAGCTTGACTGCCAAAGGCACTACGACTTTCACCTCATCGGGAAGTTTCGGTCAGGCTATCTGGGGTGAAGTTGCCGTGATATGGGGGGGGTCTATTACTCCCGTAGCCGGTGGTTATATTGCTGGTTGGTTCCTGAGGAGTCCTGACGGCGGCACTACCTTTGAGACAACCCCCTCCTCGGCCACTCCTCCGGCTCGTTCGCCTGACTTTACCATACCGCTATCCACAATAGCTTATGCCAATGGCAACGTGGTCTATGGCAACGGTCTTGTTAAGATGCCTTGGTCTCCGGTTCAGATTGAAGTACAGAACAATGCCGGGACCGCCTTCCCATCGTCTGGCACGGCCTACACCTCTATCAAACTAGGACCCGTCGCGGTCCAATACTAACGGGAGGCTCATGTGCAGCTTTCCGTTCCGTGGCGGGCCAATAAGCAAGCAAAGCCCTTTAATAGCATTCCAAGCATTAATTGGCTACATCCTCTTTCGGCTAACCTTAAGTTTTATCATTATGATCCGGGTGATGGATCATGCGGCGTAGACCTTGTTAAGGGCAAAAAGTCGTTTGTCGGGAATTCAACCAAACCAAGCGTATTAAATAGTCCGTTTGGCAAAGCACTTGGTGGAACAACTACTACTGGTACGCTTAACCAAAAGTACACCGTAGACAAAGACCTTACTTTTGCACCAAGCGGTCTTTTGTCTTGCTCTGTTGGTTATTTTTTAAAAGGTACTTGCGCAGAAGGAAATACTCCTTTTTTTGGAATTTTAACAAGCGGCGGGACACGACGTTGGTGTTTTCAATATCCTGGAAGCAGCACCACGACACTTGGTGTTACTGGCAGCAGTACCACGGCTTTTGGAACCGCTACGCCGACGGCTGGTAAGTTTCACAGCATTGCATTTGCCAACGTCACCAATGCATCTGCCGTCAATATCTGGCATGACGGCGGTAGGCTTTTGACAACAAGCGCGGCCCCGAGTATGGGCACGGCTGCGGTTGGCGATCAAATTTGGATGTTGAATGATGCTTTCCAAGCCTCCTCTTCTCAGGCGATGCCGTTTTATGGCGGCATTTGGCAAAGATTGCTACTCGCAGATGAAGCTCTTCAGCTTCATAACGATCCGTACTGCCTTCTCTGGTATCCAGAGGATGACATTTTTGCATCACTAGTTGGCGTATCCGCATCGCCATTTACATGGTTAACCATGGACGACAGTCATTTCCGAATGCCGAGTTCCCATTCGGTACGGGAAATGATCCGCCATGACTAGGACATTATATCCCGGTAAAGTCGAACCGGTATTAACTTCAAGTCAGTTTCCGGAAACCGTTACCGAAGACCGCTGGCATGAGCCGTGGTCTGAACCTAACATTAAGAAGTTCTTTCTTAATGCTGCATTGCAGCAGTTCATAGCCTATTACCCAACGCCAATCACCACGATAGCCTCTACCGCTGTCGTTGTTCCTGTCCATACCCTTGGACTGTATTTCAAGCGAAATATAGTGGGGTATTAGGATGGCAGTTGTCTTAGACGCAGTAGGCGCAGCGGCCTCAGGAACCGTTTCGGTTTCGAGCTTTACCTATTCCGGAATCACGGTTGGATCGGGTGCCAATGCCGCGCTGATCGTTGCCGTTAACCTCAACGGCACATCCTCCACTGGCTTTAGTGTGGTCTGGGATAGTGGAGGTACCAACCAGACGATGACCCAGTTGGGGCGTATTACCAACGCCTTTGCCGGTGATCTACTATTATTTGGTCTACGTGCCCCAACTCCCGGCAACAAAACTCTTAGCGTAAGCTGGACAACGGCCTCCCGCTATACCGTCAATGCTATCTCATTTACCGGCGTCAACCAGACGTCGGATGCTGCTGCATTTACCAATTTTAACTCAAATGATCAGACCGCAGGCGGGGCTGGTACGAGTACGGCCACAGTTGCCATTACGCTAAGCAATCCCGGCACCAATTATGCCCTCGGTGTGATGTGCGAATCCGGGACTACGGTGCTTAATTCGCGTAGTGATACCCTTTGGTACAGACAGGCCGAAGGCACACAGATCACCACTGACGGTCAGTATGCACAAAACCCAGTATCGTCTCCCTATACCTTTACTTGGAACTTAGCCGTTGCGGATACGGTTGTATCTCTTGGCATCGAGATTTCCCCATCGGGCGGTGCTGCCAGTTCCGCTATTGAGTATAGCGTAGATACGGCGCTGCTGGTCAATCAGACCATCCAGTATCAGGCCAAGACTGATCCGATCCAAGAAACGGCAAGGGAGTATCGCTGGTATCAACCTCTCTCTGAGCCAGTCAGAACCAAGCCAGATATAGGGGCCAAGCAAGGGCCATTTACTGCTTTTGGCTCCCCGCCGATCCCAGCCAAGCTGGATAGCTGGTGGCGACAATGGCTTGATCCAACCCGCAGGGTTGGCATAGGTCCGCCGTGGGCTCAGCCTGAACCCTACACGCCGTTTGAGACTGCACGAGAATACCGTTGGTTCCAACCGTGGGTGGACCCTGTTCGGCGGTTTATTAATGCCGCTCTACAATCCACGACGGCATTCACCCCAGTCGTTACCACCGCCAATATCTTTGCAGATAGCTGGTTTGTCTCTTGGGTTGACCCCTATCGAACAAAGAATTTTAACTATGCCACTCAGTATGAGTTCTTCTCGGAGTCGCAACAGTTCCCAGAAACTGTTACCGAGGACCGCTGGCACGAACCGTGGTCTGATCCAGTTAGGGTCAAGCCCGGTCTTGGGCCTCAACTAGCTCAACCAGAACCATATTCACCGCTAGAGACGGCAAGAGAGTTCCGTTGGTTTCAGCCGCTATCTGAACCTACGCGCCGTCTGACCAATGTTGCGCTGCAATCAACCACGGCTTTCACGCCAGTCGTAACCACTCAGGTAAACGCTGACAGTTGGTTCATTGCTTGGCTTGACCCAACGCGGCGCCGTTGGGATGGAGCATCTCAGCAGTTCATTGCACAATCAGAATCTCAGCAATTCCCTGAGATCGTATCGGAAGATAAATGGCATCAGGCATGGTCTGAACCGGTCAGAACCCGCAATCTGGCGGCCTGCCAGCAGCCCGAACCGTTCTTTGATCCCCAGCCATTTACCGGAGAGAACATCTTCGAGGATAAATGGCACTATGCGTGGACTGATCCGGTCAGGCAGAAGCCGGGTCTTGGACCTCAGTACCAGCAGTTTATTGCCCAGTCCGAGTCGCAACAGTTCCCGGAGACGGTTACTGAGGACAGATGGCATCAGGCTTGGTCGGAACCGGTTCGGACCAAACTTGGTCTGCGGGTCGAAGATCAGTCCAATCTGGCTTGGGTTAGGGATCGGGCAACCGATACCATTGGCTGGTATCAACCGTTTGCTGAGGTGCCGAAGGCCAAGCTGGCGCTTCAGGCCGCCAGCCAGCAGTTCCTTGCCTTCGATCCTGCCGTATTCCCAGCTAAGCTGGACGGCTGGTGGCAGTCTTATGCCGAAGTCCCCAAGGCTAAGCTCGGTCTTCAGGCAGGTGGTCAACAGTTCCTTGCCCTTGACCCAGCCGTCTATGTTCCGAATCCAGATTCATGGTTTGAACCGTTTGCGGAAGTTCCAAAACCCAAGCCGGGTCTATTAGCGGCTGAGCAGGCCAGTGTTGGGTTTGTTCCTGTCCAGCCTGCGGCCCCGTCACTATCATGGTTTGAGCCCTTCGCTGAGGTCCCAAGGGCCAAGATCAGTCTGCAAGCCGCAGCACAGCCTAATCTAGCCTTCCTCCAGCAGATCAACGTCTCGCCCCCGCTGGCTTGGTTCCAAGGCTTGTCTGGTCCGACCTACCGTCGTGGGATCAGGACGGAGCTACAATCGGTTGCGGCCTTCTATCCGGGGACCATTGCCCTACAAACCGTGGTTGCTAGAATGGCAACGACTGAGATTGATACAGACAGAGCTATATTTGCTATTAATATAACGCCGTCTGTCGTCCCGGTTACGACGGTTCCGGCGGCAAAGGCTATTGTATCCATCTTTGAAATCGGAAGGCTGACCTCCTAATGCCCCCCGTATATTCTACAACTTGTATAAATGCCCGCCTCCAAGGGGTCGTTTCCACCATTGACGGAGGTGGCGGCGCCGGAAAACTTATTCTTTTGGCCGGTGGTACCCCAGTATCCACAATTACTTTACAGACCCCCTCTGGATCAGCATCTGGAGGTGTATTAACCTTTAATACTCCATTGACAGACTCGGCAGCCGCCGGGACTGGCACCGTAACCACCGCAGTCATAGAGGACTTTAGTGGCAATATTGTCGTATCTGGCTTGACTGTCGGCATTCCGTTGTCAGGGGCAGATATCACCATTTCAAACGGTCTCAACAATACCCTGATTCAAACGGGTCAGGCCGTACAATTGCTGACCGCCCAAATAACAGGATCGTAATGCCTAAGCTTACCAAGACTTTTAATGACACCGCCAAAGAAGGAAAGATCGCTATCGACGCCCCACTCCATGTTGTCGCAGAACATGAACCCCTCGGTGAGGGGGGCTGGAAGCCGGACTATATCCAGCAGAAGGTGGCCGAGGAAATTAAGCCAGAGTCCCCAGCCGAACCGGCCCCCTATCTCAAGGTGGCCTGTATCGGGACGGCCCCATCCTCTCGTATGTTGGCCCCCTACAATGACCCTAGCTGGACCATCTGGTCCTGCTCCCCCGGTAATATGGGGGTAATTCCTCGGGCTGATGCATGGTTTGAGATCCATGGCAACCTGCTATGGCCCGAGAACCGGCATTATGGGGAGCCCTATATCCAGTGGCTGAGGCAACAAACCTTCCCGATTTACATGCAGGATCAGTCACTTGTTCCTAATGCCACCCCTTTACCTTATAAGGAATTGGTGGCAGAATTCGGTCCCTACTTCTTCACTTCATCCTTTGCTTGGATGATGGCATTTGCTATGATGAAGGGGGCGAAGGAGATCGCTCTTTTCGGGATAGACATGGCTTCCCGAGACGAGTATATTCTCCAACGACCGGGCGCTTATTTCTTCTTCATGGAGGCTAAGCGCAGGGGCATAAAGATGATGGCTCCCTATGAGTCGGATATTATGCAGCCACCGGGGCTTTACGGGTTTTCGGAAGTTACGCAATTCGGGCGTAAGATCCTATCTCGCAAGGTCGAACTCAAACAGAGGGTTAATGACCTGACGCATCAGTTGAATAGTGCTCAGACTCAGAAGACCTATCTCGAAGGGGCGCTAGAGGACCTCGACTACTTTGAGGCAATCTTTGGCGGGGTCCAAAACAATAGCATTCCTTAAGGGGGCTAACAGGTGGCAAACTACGGTGTTGTAAATTCCACTAACATCGCGACTCAAAATGCGGTGGCGACGACTTATACTCCGCTTGTCGTTATCGCGGCGAGCACTGGTTCCTTTGTCAACGCCCCGACCTATACTGGTCTTCGGCGCGGCAAGGTTTACGACCTTCTGGTCGGCACCAACGGTACTCCAGCGGACAACTTCGTTGAGTGGGCTGTGCAACGTGCAACCGCCAACTCCTCCCCTGCTTGGGTTGGTTCAATCTCTTCTGGCTCTAGCTTGTTTGCTTTAGACGGCGCTGACGCAGGCTTCTCAGCCTTTGTCACAGTCAACGCCTCGGCAACCTCCTCGGCACTGTTTGCGACTCAGCAACAGCAGCCTTGGTATGTTGGTGTCAACCAGCGTGCTTCGTATCGCTGGGTGGCGGCACCGGGCTCTGAGATTGTCTATCCGGCAGTTTCTTCGGCTTCGGCCGGTGGCGCATTGCTCTGTCAGGTCCGGTCTGGTTCTTATACCGGTACCGCCACGATGACGGTTCTTTTCCAAGAGCAGTAATCGTGTTTGGCAAGTATCTCCGAGATGGTGGATACGCCTATTCCTTTGATGAGTACGGAACTCGCCTTGAGGTCCGTACCTTCACTTGCAGTCATTGCAATAGCGTAGTTCACATTTTCCCCAAATGCTCTCCGGAAGATCTCGGGGGGCATTGCACTCTCTGCGATAAGGATATTTGCGGTCCTTGCTGCAATGGGCCATGTGTTCCATTCGAGAAGAAGTTGGAACGCTGGGAGGCACGAGATAGGGCGCTGCGTTCTTATGGGATCTAGATATGGCCTTCGCGGCGGCTCTTATCAAACTCAATTCAGCAACCGCAATCAGTTCCGGATTTGTTGAAAACTTAATAATGGTTGACAGCTTATCCTGCCCTATTCCGGCGGGATATAAGCTGCTTCAAATCCCATCCTCTCAGGCTATTTTTGTTAATTTAAATATGCCTTATGACGGAGCGGCGGATGATATTATCTTGCCGATTGTGCCGCGATCTACAGGCATCGGTATATCACCGGCAACGACTAGCGCATCTTCCGCAGGGCCGGTTATGCTATGACCGTAAATGTAAGATCAATTATGGTAAATGATTCTATGTGGGGGGCCGTCTACACCTTTGAAAAGGTTGGTGATGTATTTCCAATTCATACCCACACAGAACATGATAATCACATTACGGTCCTGATGCATGGAAAGATTAAACTTTTGGGAAAATATGAAGGCACTATTATAGAAGCCATCCCCGGAGGAACGATCATTAAATGGATTCCCGGAGAGCCTCATGGATTTGAGTCTATCACTGATGGAGCGACTATATTTAATATCTTAGAGAAGTAGTCACATGTCTGACTGGTTCTTTAAGAGATACGGAATCAGGGTTAAAAAACAATCCGATCCTTTCCGGCTTGGAAAGCGCAAGCGTCTTAAGAGAACACTTATCTCGACGGTGGCAGTTGGCGCCGTTGTTCTCTCTTTATGGCATGTTAAGTCATCGGTTTCATTCGGGCATCACATGCTGCAAAGCTATGTGGAAGTTCGAACCAAGGATGATGGTCATTGGCATTTAAGGGATCTTATTCCGTGTTCTACAGTCGTTTTCTTCACAAGCGGTACGTCAGGTACTACGGCGACCGCGCTTCCGGGCTGGGACAACAACAACAACACCGTTGAAGTCATCGGTGGCGGCGGAAACGGCGCGGTCGGGACTTGTGTATCGGGCGGAGCGGGTGGCTCGGGCGGTGGTTACGCACTCAAGAACAACATTGTTCTCGGTGTGACGTTCTCCTACCAGATCGCTGCGGCTGGCGGCACGACATGGTTTGCGACTTCTGGCACGGTTGCGGCTGGTACTGGTTCATCGGGTCTGATTGGTACCACAACCCATAACGGCGGCTCGGGTTCCAGTGCCGCGTCCAACGGCTGCGGCGGCGGCGGGGGTGGTGCGGCCGGTAAGAATGGCAACGGCAACCCCGGCACAGGAGGCGTGGCTTGTCCGCTGACAGGCGGCTCGGGTGGCAGCGGTGATGCCGGAACGGGCGGCGCTGGCGGCGGCTCGGCTGGTGCTGGCAATCCCGGACAGGAGTGGACTTCCACGGCAGGCCCCAAGGCTGGTGCGGGTGGTGGCGGTGGCGGCGGGGTAATTGGCACTTCTAACGGCGCATCCGGCGGCCTCTATGGTGGCGGCGGTGGGGGCGCCCCAACGGGTCAAAGCGCTGGCTCTGGCAGGCAAGGCATTGTTATCGCGACCTATATCCCCCTTTTCTTCTCTGGAACTCCTTTCTGGGAAAATCAGCCTTCTAAAGTTGTTGTGATAGGGTATTAATGTGCCCTATTCATACATTCAATATCAAGTCATTACCCAGCCGGTCTTCGTTGGCGGCGAGGTAATCTCTGAAGATAAATGGCACTTTCCTTGGTCGGAACCAGTCCGCTTTAAACAAGGGCTGGCTGTCTATCTTCAGCCTTCCAATGTCACGACAGACTTTCTTAAGCCCATTGTCCTTGAAGACAAATGGCATCAGGCTTGGTCAATCCCGAGCGTTCTGGCTAAGCCGGGATTATCTGTCACCCAGCAGCCCGTCCTTGCTTATGGGTCTATTAAGCCGGTTGTCTCCTTCGCATATTATAACTGGTTATCTGAACCAGTCCGAATCAAACCGGGACTCCGTGCCCAATATCACCCATTTGCGACCCAAGATACCAAGTTCATCCCCAGCGCAAATATCTTCTTGCAGGGATGGTATAGCCCGCTTTCGGAACCAGTTCGGTTTAAGAGGGGGCTTCCGCCCTATACACACCCCGATTTCTTCAAATCTGCCCAAGACTTCATTCGTGGTTTCTTTATCACAAAGGAGATAGATTCAGATTCCGCCATATTTGCTATAAATGTGATACAGTCTCAACCGGCTGTAACCGCTAGGGTTTCTATTACGGAAGTGGGTGGATTTAGCCCAACTTCGGTGAGGGAAGTATAATGACCGTTCTAACGGCGCAAAGTGGACCGTTCAACATTGAACAGGGGAACTCAGCCAATTTTGTGATAGAGTTCTTCGACGTCAATGGACAATTGGCCGTGCCATCGTCTCCGGGGATGACGGTAACTTATACTAATACCTCTAATGCTACGCAGGTGGACACCGTTAGTCTGGCGCTTAATGGGAGCTTTTATACCGGAACTTGGTCTTCTACTTCAGCGTCTCTTGGGCTTGCTACGTGGTTAACGACGGCCCCTAGTTCTGTACAGGTTGCTATAGGATATCTTAGGATCATTCAGAGAAAGTCAAACTAATGGTCTTCACCACCAGCCAGAACTATTCCGGAACCTATAACTTTGCGCCTTCGGCTGGTGATCTCATCATCACGGCCTTTCAACGCATCCGGGTACGCCCTACTGAGATCCTTCAGTCCCACCTTCAGCAGGCGATCATTGAGTTGAACCTGTTGCAGGTCAAATTCTCAAACCTCCAGCCTAATCTTTGGGATGTTGATCTTCAAGCGGTTCCTTTGACCCAAGGTACG